GCCATTAGTTCAACTTCCTATTTACCATGCGAGCATACTTATCAATAACTAATTTTATCTCACGCTCAGCATTAGGCAGAGATTCTTCAACTGCAGGATAAACAAAGTTACTCTGATTACGCTCACGCAACTTACTGACCATAGTTTGACCCTGCGAAGTGACCCTATGCCTACGTGTGCCATCCTTGTAGGCGTACTCATTTGTTACAGGCTTAGCTTTACGCATATTGCCCTTACCAGCCACATCAGCAATAGCAGTCATAGGTGAGTTCACCCAAATAGACACTAAAGGAGTGATCGCTGTTCGCCTAGAACGACCTGCACGAAACTTTGCAACAACACTATCTGCCTTCTTACCTGCACCCCAAGCAAGTCTTCCGCTGTTATTTGTTTGACTCATACCAGATAAAGGTGGAGTGCTAGGGATAACTCTACGAATAGCAGCGATAAGGGGTTTAGCAGGTTCTTTAGCTTCACGAATCATCTGATTCTTTAGACCAGGTTCTAACTCATTTAGGTCTTTAGTTAGCTGCCGAATGTTATACACAACATTACTCATGGCTACCCACCGCCCCTTTGATGCTTTATAGCAAACAACATAGTATTTATCATCCGATCAGTTTCGTTCATCAACACTGAAGGGGCTATACCTGTTGCAACAGCAAGATTCGCAATCATCCAATGATACGAATCAACACCTAAAGCATTTAGCCTTTTGGGTCTGTAACCTCAACTTTGGCAACAAGTTCAATCCAGCCATCAAAGTCTTCACCAGTCTTCTTGAGCCTAGTTACAGCAAGCCATGCAAGATACAGCAAGTGTGTAACCTTTTCTAGTTTGTCTATACCAAGGTTGAAGCGGTCTTCCCACTTCACAATGTCCCCTGCAGAAGATAGAACATCAACCACAGTTCCATCAGTCAACTCTATGCGTAGGTTTAGTTGATTCATTAGGCTGTGGCTCTCGAAACTGCCCCAGTTGTAGGCCATGTAACAGAGAACGTAGCAAGGTCACCGATAGTGCCGCTCACAGGGGTTAGATCTAGCACTGTGCAGATGGCTGTGTAGCTCGGATTTGAAGTTCCTACAGCTGAAGAACTAGGTCTAATCACAACTGTTGCGTTAGTGCCTAGAAGTGGCCACAAAGTAGCATCAACAGTAGCTGCAGCATAGTCTTGATTGAAAGTCAAAGTCAATGAACCTTCTTTTAGCCCTGCAACACGTGTCACCCAAGGTGAACCAAAAGCAGTAGTTGTAACATCGTTTGCTGTGGTCTTCAACTCAACCTGAGTTAGGTAGCCAGCAAGAGCAGTTGAATTGTTGATTGAAACGTTGAAATCTGTTGCGACAAAAATTGCCATTATTTATCCTTATCTTGCGAAAACTTGAACCGAAAACTCGGCACTGTAATAGTCTATACCGTTGACCTGTAATGCTCCTAGGGCACTCAACTCACTTACGAACACATCAAACGCATTACCGCCCAAAGTACGATCACTCTCAATAGCGTATTTGACTGAACCTTCGCCAGGGGCAACCAAAACATCCATGTCACGCTGAGCTGTACGCTCCGAAACACGACCCAAAACAACAGTCACCTGAAAAGTGTACTCAGCCATAGAACGCTGATTCTGTTGATTATAAGCAACCTTAGCCAAACCAATCATCGCCATAGGTGGGTTTACTAGGTCAGGTAAAGTTTCAACAACACGTAAGCCCTTGATAGTTCCAAGGTTCTTAGCCAGCCCTGCACGAAGCAAACTTATAGACATCAAGCACCTGTTCTAAGCAGACGGTAAGGGTTACACAGCTGAGCAACATCACCATCCATGTTTGAACCTACACGCATAATTCCCATGTCCGAAACACCTGCAACACCAAGTGGGGACTCTAGGCGTTTGAACAGTCTTGAAGCCTGAATGATAGTCGCAAACTTGATTGGGTCCGGAACTGCCCAGCCGAACTGCCCCGTCACCTGCACCAAAGCAATCTGAGCCCAAACAGGGAATAAATAGTTATCGGTAGCAGTTATCACAGTGTAAGGACTATAAGCACCATTCGCCTTGTTGTTGTTAGGTTGCAGCTGATAATCGCCAACTTCCCAAGTTGTGTCATAAATAAGTGGATCAGTGCTAGAAGTCTTGATGTCAGAAATAGACTGAGCATCATCAATCCAACAAGTAAAACCATCGTTAGCCTGATAGTAGCGGACTTCCCCTGCAGCAGTTGAATAGAAGTAGCGGTTACAGTATTGGTCAATCATGCGAGAAGCAGAGTTTATGCTGTTCTCAATTAGAGCATCATCAATAGTGTCTGTTATACGAAGTGCAGCTTTTACATCTGCAAGAGTGCAGTAAGCATTAGTTAAGGCCAAAATAAACTCCTAAAGTCTTTACTAGTTTAGCGTAACCTTAGATAAGCCTTTGAGTCCAAGTCTTAGGGGTCAAATCAGAATCAATCTCAATAGGCAAATGATATTCAAACTCCTTTACCCTAGGTCTAATCCAATCAACTAACTCACGCAACCCCTGATCTAAAGTGACAGTCGTTTGGTACCCTAAAAGTTGTCTAGCCTTATCTGAGCTACACAAAGCAACATAAACTTCCTGCGGCCTGCCAGGCATAAAGATAGGGTCAAGGTCAAAGCCAATAATGTCTGCAAGTCGCACAGCCAATTCAAGAATCGTAATAGGGGACTCATCGGGGCCGATGTTGATAACCTGCCCCACAGCTTGGTCAGACTCACAAGCAGTCATAACAGGTGCAATAACATCCTGAATAAAACTAAAGCAACGCAACTGAGTGCCATCACCATAAACGACAGGTTGCTTACCCTGCAACATCCTGTTAGTCATAATGCTTGCAACATTCCTAAACGGATCATCAAACTTCTGCCTAGCCCCAACAATGTTATGGGGAACAAGCACAACCAAATCAACATCATGAACCTTAGCCAAATTAGTCAACAACTTTTCTGCAGCTAACTTAGCAATACCATAAGGGTCTTGCGGTTTAGGCTCAAGACTCTCATCAAAGAAATCACCATGATTATTGCCATAACGAGCCATAGAAGACATGTAAACAAACTTTGGTACTTTAGCCCGAATACTCGCTGTCATGGCGTTCACGCTTATCTGAACAGTGTTTCTGACCACAAGAGCAGGGCTGAACACACTCAAACCTTCATAAGCTGTGCAAGCAGAATGAATAACCAAATCAGCCCCAACAAACACAGGCGAAATGGCTTCTAAATCATCCAAATCAACGTTATGGAACTCGACACCTGCAGGCACATTATCCAACGACCCACCAAGCAAGTTATCTATGCCACGAACCTGCCAGCCCTTAGCCAAATAGGCGTCAGCAATATGTGAACCCAGAAACCCTGCCACACCTGTAACAACAACTAATCCCAAGAGTTTGCTCTCCTAATCTGCAACTGCCAGCGACCTTCATCAAACATCATAGAATCAACTTTCTGATTGAAATACTTTTGATTATTTCTAAAAGTCACTTCGTTACGCATACTCAACTTTGCATCACTATTGATCGTTGAACTATTGTCATGCCCCAGCTGTAACGGTAAACGGTCAACACGCAAACCAGCATGAGCAATTCTTCGCTCATAATCGTTATCTTCAAAATAGATAGGATGCAACGCTTCATCAAACAAACCCACAGAGTTGACTATTTCTTCACCTACAGCAAAAGTCTGGTAATAAGGGAACTTGCTACACAAAGTCAAAGCATCACTTTTAGCAGTCTGCAACAAGTTCAAATCCCCTGGTCTAAACCAGCAGTCAGCCGAACTAATAAACCAGCGTGACTCAAAAGGCAACATCTTGATACCTAGATTCCATGAACTTGCAACACCTAAGTTACTAGGCAACTCCACCCAATGAACATTTACTAAAGGATTGTCATACTCAAAATCTTGCTCAACACCAGAGTTATTGATTACATAAACAGTTGCTTCAACATCAATGCTCTCAATCATGCGTTTCAACAAATCAAACCTGTTCAAAACAGGAACAATCAACTTCACTTTGCAGATAGCTTCTTTATCAACGGCCGCCAAGACTCTTTATAAACCTTGTCCGCATCGTAGGCCTTAGCAAACGCAATAGTGTCTGGGAACTCTCCCCTGCCACGCTGATACGCCTGCTCCAAAGCATCCACAATGCCAGACACCAAAGGAATGTTAAACCAAGTGTGTTGCCCTGCATCCCAGAACGGTTGCCCATTCACTAGGAACGAATCAGGGGAAGCAAGTTCAGCACTAGCTGCAAAGTTAGAAGTAATAATCGGCACACCACAAGCCTGAGCTTCAATCTGTGGAATCCCAAAGCCTTCACCATAGTTACAGAACAAGCCCACATCCCAAGCCGAATAGATCGCAGCCAAAGTTTCCTGACTAATCCCATACTGGTATGCAATAGGGTCAACCATCATCACCTTTTCAGGGGGAACACCACAAGCCTGCAAAATGTTAGGCAACACAAACCCAGACTGCTTCCCATACGGTTCAGTATGCAAATACAAAATAACGTCATCATGCTTGCTTGCGAATATTGCGAAAGCCAAAAAGTTTTCTGCCACAGCTTTACGGTGAATAAAGCCACCAGCCTTATTAGCAAAGTTCATGCCCACAACAAACTTATCTGTACCACCAACAAACTCACGCCCAGACTTACCTTCAGGAAGCAACTCAGTAGGCTTGAAAAGATTAGTGTCAATAGCGTGTGGAATGTACTCAGACTCTAACCCTGCATTTTCAATCATCGCCTTACCAAACTTGCTCATAGCAATAGGCGTAACATTAGGTTTCTTCAACCAAGCCAAAACCTTTTCAGGTGCAGGGCTGTGATCTATCGGAACCCAAGAAGCAATCGGAATGCTATCTAAAGCAGGGTTATCTAAAACCCAAACATCGTAAAGCGTAATCAGGAAAGCAGGAAGATTAGGGTTTTCACTTTTCCAGTGAGCGTGATTTAGTGGAAGAACGTCAGTAGAGTATTGGTTCATTCCCCTGGAGTAATGTGGGATAAGCCCAGAGCCTGTTTCAATCAGGCTGTTTACACCTTCACCACCATAGTTAGAAAGCATGGCAACCTTATGCCCATCCTTCACAAGCCTTTGAATGACCTGCTTAGATTGAGTGCCGTAACCTGTTGGCTGATTTAGAGAGTTGCTGTACCAAGAAATAGTTGATTTAGTCATGCCCCCAGCCTAATAGAAAACACCCCCCAAATCTGGCCTACGCACCAAATAAGGGGGGTGAAATCTTTTGTTAGCTAAAGACTAGCTTGCACCACCACGGAACTTCTTGATGTTTGCAGTCTGCACAAGAGCAGAGTCCAATCTCCAAGTAGCTCTCCAAGTAGCAAGGTCATTACCAAAAGCAAAGTCATCGCTTCTGTCAACCTGTAGGCCACCAGCGTTACGGATGTAGATGCTCTTTAGGTCACCAACAGCAAGAGAGTTCACAGCTGTACCAGGGTTCGGCATAGCAGGAGTTTCAATTACTGGAACACCAAGAACTAGATCACGTCTATCCTTTGAGTCACCAACCTGGAACACGTAGTTACCTGCAGTGTCCTTTAGCTTACGCAGAGCTGCAATAGAAGTGCTGTTTGCAAGCATAGCGAAAGAAGGTCTGTTACGTAGTGAACCATCAAGGCTGTAAATCAAGTCAATGACGTTATCAGCAGTGAACGCACCAGCAACACCAGTAGCACCAGTAACACCAGTACCAGCAACAGGAAGGAAACCTGTAGGCTCTACTGTTCCAGTACCGTTAACAATCTCATCGGCGATCTTAAAGCCCAGAGCGTTGCCAAACTGTTCCGCCAGAAATTGGATTATGTCTACACCTGAGTCAAGGATAAGTTCACGAGATAGCTGTGCTAGTGCTGAGAACTTGTATGCTCCAAGAGTTGTAAAAGCGTTGAAAGTAGGCTCGCTTGTACCAATTGAAACACCCTGACCAACGATATTT